CCTCCCCCACCTCCGCCTGTTCAGGATGAGGATGATAAGTCTAGGGAGAAAAGGTTAGCTCGTGTTGCGGCTCGTAAGAAAGGTCGTCAATCATTAATTCATTCTGGTGTTCGTGGCGATACTTCTAGCGCTCCTGTGTTTGGTGCGTCTTTGACGGGGAGTACTCCTGGATCTCAAACTTTGGGGTAGTGTATGGGAAATGAAGATGCTGTAAAAATGATGTTGAAAAGGCGTGATGCCAAGGTGGAAGCTCGTCAGGAGTGGGAACCGTTTTACTCTTCGATTGCGAGGTATATCCGTCCGAGGAAGAAATCGATTGATTCGTTTAAAACACCTGGGCAAGTCAGTAATGACCATTATGATTCTACGGCTCCGTCTGCGAGTAATACATTGGCTTTGATTATGGCGGATACGTTGACTCCTAAAGCAATCGAGTGGTTTGGGTTTTCTATCCCAGAGTCTAGTCCTTTTTCAGTTGTTAAAAAGAATGTGGTTGTTAAGAACTGGTTGCGTGAATTAAACATGGCTGTGTTTGATGCGTTAGCTCAATCTAACTTTTATTCCGTGATAAACGAAATTTATGCTGACTTTAATTCTTTCGCGACTGTTTGCTTATATCTTGAAGAAGCTAGGTTAAAAAGACCTGGCTTTAATGGTTTTAATTTTAGAGCGTTGCCTATTAGCTCTTATGTGTTTGCCGAGAATGAAATGGGTTTGGTAGATACCGTTTTTAGAGATTACGATTATACGGTTCGCCAGTTGTATCAGCGTTTTGATAAGTCAAAAATTCCTGCTCAGTACACTAGGAAGTTAGAGAAGTCTCCTGACGATCCTGTCAAGATGGTGAGTTGTGTTTGCCCATCTGAAGATTTACCTAAATCTCTTCAATCTAAAATGCCTTTTACTTCTCTTGAAATGCTTGAAGAGGACAAGGTTATTTTAGAGACAAAGGCTTATAACGAATTTCCTTATATGGTGGGTCGGTGGGATAAGGCATCTGGCGAGGACCGAGGTCGTGGTCCAGCGGCTGTTGCGATGGCGGATATTTTAAGTTTGAATGAATTAAGAAGACAGGAATTAATTGGATTACAGAAAGCTGTTAACCCACCTATTTTATCTGGTGAAGAAGGATTTGTTGGCACGGTACAGATGATACCGAATGCGATTGTTTACTCTCGTAACCCGAGAGAGGTTCGCACCATGCCTTCAGAATTAAGATTGAATTTATCTTCCTTGGTTGCAGAGAATTTAATTAGAGGTATTAAGGATATGTATTTAGTGGATCAGTTAAATTTACCTCGTGGTAAAGCTATGACGGCTGAGGAAGTTATAACTGTTCGTGGTGAGGTTGAGCGTTTACTTGGTCCGACTGTTTCTAGATTTGAGTCTGAAGTTTTAGGACCTATGCTTGAGCGTTGTGCAGCTATTATGGTTCGGTCTAAAGCAATTAGCGAACCGCCCCCAGAGCTTGATGGGTTGGATGAGCTGGATATTGTTTATACGGGTCAGTTGGCACGAGCGCAGAAATTGGCTCAGGTTCAGGCGATCCAGCGTTGGTCGCAGATGAACATAGAGTTTTCTTCAGTCGATCCTGGCGTTTTGGATGTTATGGATCTTCAAGAGGCTTCTAGGTTTGCAGCTCCATTGATGGGTGTTCCTCAAGAAGTTGTGAGGAGTGAAGCCGATACTCAGAAGATTCAGGATCAAAAAGCTCAAGCAGCGCAAGCTGAAAAAGAAGGACAGCAGATGCAGGAAGGTGTGGATTCTATGAGTAAAACTGCACCGTTATTGAAGGTGCTTGGTGAACAGGGAGGAGGAGTATTAGGTGGAACCCAAAGTCAAATTCCAGCAGGAGTTGCCTGATTCAGAGGCGGCTATTGACGAATCTTTTTATAGAACTTTTGCTGGTCCGTATGGTGAGCAAGTATTAGATTTGTTAAGAAGTGTTTATCACGACGTTTCTTCTTTTGATGCCGATACTCATATGACGGCTTACAAGGAGGGACAGCGTTCGATCTTCTTGCAGATCCAGACTAGGATTGATAATTATAACAACCGTGATGTCAGAAAAGGGAAATAGCCATGGCTGAAAAGAAAAAGAGTTTTGGTAAGTTGATTGCTCGTAAGTTATTCGGTGGTAAGGCTCGATTGGCAAAGAAGGATAAGAAGAAGGAAGAATACGATGATCGTAAGAAGAAGGCTGAGTCCAAGTATCCCAAGAGATTAAAAAAGCTTATGAAGAAAGGGAAGGAGGCTCGCGATTCTTATGAATTTAAGTTAAGGCAGAAGTTTTGGTCTTTTATGGGTGGAGCTGGTATGGGTACGACTAAGACAGAAAAAGAACATTATCGTTTGTTGAAAAAGAAAGATGCTGAAGATGAGGCAAGTTATAAGCGTGACAAGGAAAGAGGCGGAAGGCGTAGTCGTGAGAATGCCAGGATAAATAAGCGCACAAAGTAATATTTGAAAAAGAAGGCCAGCGAAGAAAAATCTAAAAAATAGGAGGTTTTATGTCAGAAGAAGAAATCACTGAACCCGTAGAAACGGCTAATTCAGATGATGGTGTGTTAGAGAACAAGAGCCTTGAGGAGATCGCAGGCGAACCGTGGATGAAAGATTTGCCTGATGAGTTGCAGGAGGATACCAGTTTAGGGAAGTTCAAGGATGTTGCTTCTCTGGCAAAAGGATATAAGCACATGGAATCCTTCCGTGGGCAATCGATATCTATACCAGATGAAAAAACAGCAGAGTCAATGGGTGATATCTGGGATAAGCTAGGTCGTCCTGAGGGAGCTGACAAGTATGAGTATGAGCCTCCGAGCAAGATTAATACTGAGGATTATAACTTTGACAACCAGAATGAGTTTTTAAAAGGTGCTTATGATAATGGGTTTAGTCAAGATCAGGCTAGTTACGTTCTTGATTTTTATAATAATATGGCTCATGAATCTATAAACGACATTAAGAATTTTCAAGCTAAGGCTTCTGCTGATAATACGACTGAGTTGCAGAACGATTGGGGTCGGGCTTATGATGAAAATCTTTCTACGGCTGTTAGGGCTTTTAATGAGTTTGCTACTGATCAGGATCGTGAATATCTTTCTACGAACGGTCTTGATTCGAGTCCTTCCTTGATACGAATGTTTCATAAGGTGGGAATGCAAATGGGCGAAGGTAGTTTTAATGGTGAGGTGAGCGCTAATAGAATGTTGAGTCCTGTTGTTGCCCAGACCGAGATTGATGCGATTCGAAGCGATCCGAGTCATGCCTTGCATGAGGCTTACAATTCGGGCGATCATCGTGATCACCAGAAAGCTATTGCTGAAGTAGAGAAGTTATATGCGCTTGTTTACGAGGGTGAATAATGGGCGACGGCAAACCGATTTCTTGCCGCGAATGTAATCATTATTCTAATGGTTGTTGTAAGGCATATAATACAGTTGTTAACAATGCAGATTTAGTGTATATGTTGTGTCCTGCTTCAGATAGGGTTCAGTCTCCCCCTGAAGTGTCTCCTCCTTCGTTTGTGGTTGGTCTTGGGGAGAAGATTGTTGCTGCTGAGGTACAGTCTTCCCCCAAGCTCGCCAAACCTAAGAGGAAACGAAAAAAGAAACCCGTTTCTGTCGGATAATTTCTTTTTTTACAGACTGACCCGATAACCCTTTCAGGGCCGGAATCTTTTTTGGGGGTTTCCCCGAAGAGCCCGAATGATCGGCTAACTCTTCTAATTTAATAATCTAGCTATAAGGAGTTAGCTGATGTCTACTCAAATAACTAAAGCGTTTGAGCAAGATTGGGCGGATACGTTCATCCATCTTTCTCAACAAAAATCCTCAAAGCTTGCTAATTCTGTTCGCGTTGAAAGCGTGAATGACGCTAAGGCCTTTCATTTTGATAGGTTGGATAGTGTAATTATGCAAAAAGCTGTGAGTCGTCACGAAGATACTCCGTTAACAGAGGTTCCTTACAGTCGAAGGCGTGTTACGTTTGACACCTTTAGAGCTGCTGATCTTATCGATAATCCTGACCGAGTCAAGATGTCTAAAGATCCAACTAGCCCGACTATGAAGACTTTGTTAATGGCTCTTAACCGTCAAAAAGATGACGAAATTATTGCTGCTGCTTCAGGTGATGCTTATTCAATAAGCGATGCGGATGCTGCTACTTCTGTCGCTCTTCCTGCGGCTCAAAAGGTGGCTCATGCTTCCGCCGATCTGAACCTTGCTAAGATTATCACCGCTAAGAAGACTCTTCTTGATGCTGATGTTGACCCAGATTCAGAGCCTCTTTATTTTGTTATTGGCCCTGCACAGTTGGAAGCGTTGCTGAATAGTACGGTTGTAACTAGTTCAGATTACAATTCTGTGAAGGCTCTCGTAAATGGAGAAATTAATACATTTATGGGCTTTCACTTTATTGTTTCTACTCGCCTTGCAAAAACTGGCAACATTAGAAGTTGTCTTGCTTGGGCTAAATCTGGTCTTGGTCTTGCCATGAATGGTAATGCTAAATCCCGTATTACGGAACGTTCTGACAAGAA